TGAACAGGATTTTGAGATTGAGGAACAGCCAACCCATACCTACAAAATGAATCTTGAAAGCAATCTGATCCGGGGTTATACAGACGGACAGGAAGCAATGATTCAAGCAATATATAAAATCCTTTCTACGGAACGATACCAATATATCATGTATTCGTGGAATTACGGGATTGAATTGCTTGATTTGTACGGTGAACCCGTTTCTTATGTTTGTCCTGAATTAGAACGCCGGATCACAGAAGCCCTTACATGGGATGATAGAATTCAAAGCGTGGATAATTTTGAATTTAACATTTCAAAAAAGGGTGAAATCCATGTAACTTTTATTGCACATACCGTTTTCGGTGATGTGGTTGTTGAAAAGGTGGTGAATTTTTAATGTATGAAGATGTAACCTATGAAGTTATCCTTGAACGTATGTTGAACCGAGTATCAGATAAGTTTGATAAGAGGGAAGGTTCGATTATCTTTGATACTCATTCCCCAACAGCTATTGAATTTCAAATTTTATATATTGAACTTGATGTTATTCTACGGGAAGCCTACGGTGATACAGCTTCAAGGGAATTTCTTATTAGGCATTGCAAGGACAGAGGAATTACACCGTATGAAGCAACCCACGCTGTTTTGAAAGGTGAGTTCACTCCGACGAACATTGATGTTTCCGGGCGGAGGTTCAATATAGGTTCAATGAATTTTATTGTGACTGAAAAAATCGCAGATGGTGAATATCAGGTGCAATGTGAAACCCCCGGTATTGTCGGCAACCAGCAGTTGGGAACTATGATTCCGATAGAATATATTGAAGGGCTTGAAACGGCTGAACTTACGGAAATTCTGATTCCCGGCGAGGATGAAGAAGAAACGGAAGATTTGCGAACCCGCTATTTTAAAAGCTTCAATGAAAAAGCTTTCGGGGGCAATGTTCGTGATTACCTTGAAAAAACAAACGCCATTCCGGGCGTTGGAAGTACCAAAGTAACAAGAGCTTGGAATGATAACCTTCGCCCCGCTGAAATGATACCTTCCGCATCGGTCAAAGCGTGGTATAACACGATCAAGTCTACTTTAAGCGGCGAACCCGCAACATGGTTTGAAACTGTGTTCAATGCGGCGGCTGATAAGAAGCTGACAACCGGGGGAACGGTGCTTTTAACAATCCTAAATTCTGATTTTGGGGTTGCTTCTGATACCCTGATTCAGACGGTGCAGCAAACTATTGATCCTGACGAATACGCCGGGGAAGGTTACGGTGTAGCACCTATCGGGCATATTGTGAAGGTTGAAAGTGCGAAAACCCAGAATGTGATTGTGAAAACCAACATTACCTTTGATATGGGTTATGGTTGGTCGAACCTTCAAAGTTCAATCAATGATGTAATTTCAAATTATTTACTTGAACTTCGTAAATCGTGGGCTGACAGCCCTTATTTGGTGGTTCGTATCAGTCAAATTGAAACCCGCCTTTTAGGTATCAAGGGCATTGTGGATATTGGCAACACCAAAATAAACGGGGCTTCTGATAACCTGACTTTGGGAAAATATGAAATTCCGGTGTTTGGGGGTGCGAGTGCATGACAAGAGAAGTTGACCTTGTTTCATACTTGCCTCCGTTCATGGCAGAGTTCAAAGAAATTGCCGTTACTTTGGAAGCGGAAAACCCTGAATTTGTGCTTGTATGGAACGCCGCTGAAAGGGTTCTGAAAAATGAATTCATTGAAACGGCTGACGAATACGGAATTTCAAGGTTTGAAAAAATTTTGGACATTTTACCTTCAAATGAAGATACCCTTGAAAGCCGTCGTGTAAGAGTTCAAGCCCGGTGGTTTAATTCTATCCCCTATACAATGAAATCTTTCCTTGCAAAGCTGATTGCCTTGTGTGGGGACTCTGATTTTAAGGTTACAAAGGAATATCAGAATTACAAAGTTGAAATCCTGACAAACCTTGAACTATTCGGACAAGTGGAAGAACTAGAACATATCATTAAAAGCATAATACCATGTAACATAATTGTAAGCTCTGAAAATGAAATTCCTTGTCATGCGGATGGCTTTGCATTTATTACTGGGGGAGTATGTGCGGTAGAACACTTCTTTATTACTAATGATGAAACGACAAATTGCATAATTAGCGGTAAACATTCAGTTGGTTCGGGTGTAATTTCTTGTGAAATCATTGAGATCAAACAATAAGAAAGGGTTGAAATACATGGCAGAATTTTCAAAGTTGGTTATCACCAGCAAAGGGCAAGCGTTGCTTGCAAAAATGATTGCAGGAAGCGGCGACATTGAATTTACCAAAGTATCAGCTTCCAGCACCGCATACACGGATGCACAGCTTGAAGGGCTGGCTTCCCTTTCCAATGTGAAACAAACAAGTCTGATTTCCAAAGTTACCCGTACAAACGAGGTTGCAATCAAGGTTGAAACCTCCTTCACCAACACTGAATTGACAGAGGGGTATTACATGAAGGCTTTAGGCTTATATGCCGTTGATCCTGATGTGGGAGAAATTCTTTATGCCATAACAAGGGAAACTTCTGGTAATTGCTATATGCCTGCATATAACGGGATAACTGTTTCCGGTGCTTATGTACAACTTGTAACCACAGTTGGAAACGCTGAAAATGTTTCTCTTGAAGTGGATCAGGCGGCAGTTGCTACAATTGGAGATATTCAGGATTTACAAAAGCAGATTGAAAACAAGGTCGATCTTGTAGATGGGAAAATTGACCCATCTCAAATTCCTGTAAATGTAGTACCTATTGTGAATACTTCGGGTTCTGGAACTATGTACACTGCAACGGTAGATGGCGTAACTACTTTAAAAACAGGTATGCTTTTGGTGATAATTCCTCATGTGGCTAGCACAAGCACATCACCGACTTTAACTATTAACAATTTAGGGGCAAGAACGATTTCCAGACGAACCAGTACAACCACTACCGCAGGAAGTGTTGGATGCTCGTCCAATTGGATTGCTGCAAATAAACCACTGCTAATTCAGTATGACGGGAGCTATTGGGTTGCTATTGGGCAGGCTAAACCTAACGCCGCAGATTTAATTGGTACAACCCCTGTAAATCGGGGCGGTACAGGGAAAACATCTTGGACAGCCTATCAGCTAATTTATCCATCATCAAGTAGAACTCTTGCGCAATTAAGTTTTCCAACCATCGCAGGCTCTTTTTTGCGACAAAATACTAGCGGTGCACCTTATTGGACTACCCCTACCCAAACACTGGAAGCTATAGGTGCAGTAGCTAAAACAGATATAGGAAAACTTAACGGAGTGGCAGGACTGAACAGTAACGGTAAATTATCCAATATGCCAAACGCTGCCGATGTAGGAGCGGTTCCCACTACGCGTACGGTGAATGGTAAAGCGTTATCAAGCGATATTACTTTGTCAGTGAATGATATAGGTGTAGGTAATCTATTTTTAGCTGTGTACCCGGTAGGTTCTATTTATATGACAACGGTGGGGACAAATCCGGGTACACTGTTTGGGGGTACGTGGGTTGCGTGGGGCAGTGGTCGTGTGCCGGTAGGTGTGAATACTGCCGATACAGACTTTAATGCAGTAGAAAAAACAGGCGGTGAGAAAACACATACGCTAACAGTGGCGGAGTTACCGCTACATGACCATACAATTCCTCTATATTGGGGAACTGGCTCTACTGAGGGAGAAAGAGCACTTACACAAGGTCTTGATAATAGTAACCCGAAAATGTATCAAGGTGAAGCTAACCGTCCTCATACAACTGTAACGGGCAACGAACAAGCGCACAACAACTTACAACCATATATCACATGTTACATGTGGAGAAGAACAGCGTAGAAGGAAAGATATATGTTTGATACTGAATTATTTAAAGCTTGCTATCCCATTGAAAGTTTTGCATACTTTTCTAAAAATAAGAATCCAAATGAATATGGCGGTGTATGGGAACTTTTTTGGGAAGGTGATACAGAAGTTAGTGAAAAAGTTGCAAATAGAGAACCAATACCGTACTTCTACAATGATAAAAACGATAAAAAAGTAAAAGTGCCTGTTTGTTTGTGGAAACGAATAGCATAAAGAAAAATGGAGGAATACATATGCAATTATCAGTAATAGATGTCAGCGAACATCAGGGAAATATTGATTGGAACAAAGTAAAAAATGCGGGGATTGCAGGGGCAATGATTCGCAGTGGTTATGGAGTGAAAAATCCAAACCAGATTGATAAGCAATTTCACAATAACTTAGCAGGGTGTAAAGCGGTAGGTATGCCCTATGGCTTCTACCACTATTCCTACGCTATGAATGCAGCGGAAGCAGAGAGTGAAGCGGATTTCTGTCTGGAGATCATTGCAGGTTCTAACCCACAATTTCCGGTAGCCTTTGATATGGAAGAAAGCAGACAAGCGGCATTGGGTAAATCGGTATGCGCTGATATTGCGATTGCTTTCTGCAATAAAATTCGTGCCGCAGGGTATCGGCCAATGCTGTATACCAATTTGAATTGGTCACGCAATTACATAGACATGGCGAAAATAGATGCGGCAGGGATAGATGTATGGATGGCACAGTACAACACGCAGTGCGACTATACAGGTCATTATGCGATGTGGCAGTATACGTCAAAAGGCGTGGTAGACGGCATTACGGCAAATACGGTCGATATGAACTGGTGCTACAAGGAGTATACAAACGGAACAATCCCAGAACCAACGCCAGAGCCTACGCCGCAAGAACCACAACCACACTACGATACATATACTGTTATGCCAGGGGATACGTTAAGCGGCATTGCGGCTAAGTTTGGTACAACCTATCAGGAATTAGCGGCAATCAACGGAATAGAAAATCCAAATATCATTCATGTAGGACAAATTCTTAGATTAACAGGCAATGCAGTATCTAACCGCACTTATACGGTACAATCAGGCGATACCTTATGGGGAATTGCACAGGCGCAGTTAGGTGATGGCTCAAGATACGGTGAAATTAAAAGTCTGAATGGATTGTCATCTGATACGATTTACCCTAATCAAGTCTTGCGGCTGCCGTAAGGGGGGATGGTATGGGTG